CTCCTCGGAGCTGATGTGCTTCATTCTGAGGGAGGATTCCAAGTACTTGCTTATCCGGAACGAAGTATCCGGTGTAGCCCTCATTGCTGAAGTAGAAGCCTTCTTCAGCGTTGCAGTAGGAAACGTCATCGCCCTTCTTGGTGCTGCCTGAGAGCTTGTTAAAGAGCCTCTCGCTTTTTGCATAGAACTGATTAGGTGTCATTATTGGGATCTCCTTTATCAAATATTTTTAATGGGATAGGGCTGATAGGCTCAACCCTTCAGAAGCCTTGGTGTTTATTTGTCTTCGTCGAAGTTCAAGGTGTCGAGGTAATCGAGGAGCTTGGTCTGAGCTTCGTAGGCCGCTTTGTATTTCTTGTAGTTCTTCACTGCATCAACGAAGCCTATGTCAGTGGGGTTATCAGAGAAGTCAGCCATGTTGTCAGCGGCCAGTTTCATCCATGCTTCGTTGCTTTGGATCTGTTCATAGCAGAGATTCCAGATCTCCTTGTAGTGATCCCGGTCGAGCATTTTCTTTTTCTGCTCGGTCAGTTTGTTCTGCATTTCCTGGATTGCATATGCGTGATTCTCTTGCTCCCGCTTGTAAGCTCTCTCGTATGTTTCGGTCGCACTCTGTGCTTCACGAAGGACCATCTCAAGTGTCTTTGCTTTTTCCTCAGCAGCTTCTGCTCTCTGCTTCATGCTGCAAGCGAAGTCATTCTGGATGTTCTCTTCCGCAATCTGGAGGCAGCCTTCAAACGCTGTAGCTACGTAGCTGTTTTCTCCGAGGCTTGCGAGGATCTTCTCGATCTGCCGGAGTGCCTTGGTTTCCTGTTCTTTTGTTGTCATGGTATGTTCTCCTTTCAGTTTGTAGCTATCTAGATTGTCTTGACGGTGAGTACTTTACCACAGGCCATCTAGATTGTCAATACCCTTTTTCAAAAAATTTTTTTGATTGGATAGGGCTGATAGGCTCAACCCTTCAGAAGCCTGTTGTGGTTAGGTGAGGAGTGCTTCCTGTCTTGCGAGGATAAGGTCTTCATAGTCCGGTCCGCAGAACTGATGTCTGCTGTACTTGACCGGAGTATTCCGGAAAGAGCTGAGGCAGTAGTCATCACGTTCTCCTGTCACGAAGATGATTCCTTCAGCGGTAGTGAAGGCAAGCTTCCGGGGATTGATTCCCTTGTCATTGCCTACTGCTAACAGCCATCTGTAGATGGCATCGGCTGACAGCTTGGTGACTACGGAGAAGGCTTCTGCCTGTCTCATGGTGTCCTGTCTGATGTACATAGTGTTTCTCCTTTCAGTATTCGCAGTAGCTTCTGCCATGGTTGATGACCTTGTTCTTCGGCAGAGCGTATGGTGTGCAGCTTGTTGCTTCGCTCATGGTGTACATCCATTTTCCTTTTCCATGGCAATCGTACTTGGAGCCAGTAGGAATAAGGGTCATGTTTCTGTAGCTGTCGAACTTATCGACCGGGCAGAAGAACTTTCCGGTGATGGTTGCATACCCTACGATGGAAGGGGATTTGCTTCGTCTGGTCTTGATGATGGCGACACGTTCACCGACTAATCTGCCGAGCATGTCACGGCTTCTGGTTTCGATGGTCTTGTAACCCTGGGCGATGGCATCCGCATAAGGGATGCATCCGGTGCTGTTCACATAGATTCCGTACATTGTCTGGCCTCCTTTCAGTATTCAGCTTTGAGCTGTCCGGTGTACTTGCTGGTCATGATGTTATCCGGTTCGCCGTAGTAGAATCCGATTACCTCAGTGCTGATCGGTTCATGGTACGCATTGTAGGTTTCCTTCAAGATGAAGGTCATGTCGTTGTCTTCAGCATAGGCAGTGGTTATCTCCGTGCTTCCTTCCGGCAACCAGGTGGGGAGGTGTTTGTCGCGAAGCTTGATGTATTCTTCCTTAGAGATCTCTCTTGTGCTGAAGAAATCTGTCAGCCATTCGTCGATGTATTCCGCCAACCGGGTAGCCTCAGTTTCTCCAAGCTTCTTGGCTTCTTCGAACTGATACTGCATGTCGTCCATGTCGAGTAGAGTATCTCCATCGGTGAAGAATCTTTCGGATGATTCCTGTTCATCCAGTTCGTACTCGATCTCCCGGTCGGTAATCTGGTCGAGCTGCCTCTTTGCTGATGTTAGATTGATACATTCCTCATAGGCTGTATCTTCTGTCCATCCAGCGCAGGACCAAATCCAATCGCGATCAGATAAACGTTCGAGCAGTATATCCGGATTGATTTCAGTTCCTGTTTCAGATTTGAAACGCGCAGCGGCTTCTGTTATCCACTCGTTGATGATGGGTTCTGCTTTTGCTATGGGCATGAGCAACTCGACTGAGTTCTCATTGTAGATGGAATCTTCCAGTATAGATTGTGCTTTGAAGAAAGCCTCTTCGTAGGATTCTCCATCGACATTTCCGGCATAGCGGAATAACGTGTTGATGGTTGCTGATACTTCAAATGTCATGGTGGTATATCTCCTTCATAAAATTTTTTGATGGGATAGGGCTGATAGGCTCAACCCTTCAGAAGCCTGTTGTGATTAGAGGCAGTAAGCTATTTCGATTCCATGCTGTCTTTCGAGATACTCAGCTTCCTCTGCATCCATCGTTTCCAGGTCCTCGTTTTCTTCCAGTGTGAGCCGATGGATGATTGCTTCCACCTCTGTGTAGATTGCTTTGACCTCCTGAAGAATCTTGCTGAAGTCAGCCATAGAATCGGAGCATTCCCAGATTGCGATTGCTACATCTCTTGCAGTGAACTGATTGGTCTCAGTCATGTCGAACATCTTGCTGTACTGATCATTCGTTCCGCAGGTGAAGTATCTGTTTCTGATGCAGAGCTTGCGGATGTTCTCGTATCTGTGGTAGCTACGGATTTCTTTCATTTCTCTTGCTGTCATGGTTTTGTTTTTCCTTTCGTTTCATTTCATTTTTTCCGTTCGCCTAGCTGGCTGCTAGGAGACCGTCTAGATTGTCTCTTGACAGTTTTGGATTTTAGCAGAGTCAATCTAGATTGTCAAGAACTTTTTTCAAAAAATCAGAAAAAATTTTTCAGCCAGGTGGAAATCGATTTGCTATTATATAAGTAGGGAAACGGCAAAAGCTGAAAAATTCTTTTGATCGGAGAGGAAAATCATCCATGAGAATTTTTAATAGATGCAGATCATCCATGAAAAAATTTCATGATCATTCCAAATTATTTTCCGGAGTTAATTAATTCTGTGCGCCCATGTTTAAAAAAGATTTTCAGAATTCAGAAAAACTGAAAAAGAGTTTCAGCCATCCGCTCGACGGAATCCAGGGCATAACCCCGGGTGATCTAGTATCGAAAACTAGATGATCTTGTCTGCTGCCCTGGTTTGGTCAGCCGTACCGAAGCATGGGAACGTAGACGATGGCATCCAATCATATAGGATAAAAGGAAACTGCATCCCATCCGAAGAGACTACAATTGTAGCCGTGACATCTGCGTGACATCCTATCAGATAGAGTAGGCTAACAGCATAGCACTGCCTAGCTTCTGTAAGAACTTACCCATACTGTGGGGAAGACAGTTGCTGTATAAGGAAGAGGGAATAACAGGAGAGAAGCGGACCGCAACACACTGCCTGGTGCGCACTATATAAAGGAAACCGGAAAATTTTTTGAGGTGTGCTGCGGAGGTGGGGTGGCATCGTGTATGTTTAAGAAGGAAGCCAGGTTTGCCGGAAGGGCCTTTTTTGATCGGAAGACCCCCCATGCCCCCGATCGCCCCCGGGGGGTCACCATATATACTATATATATAAGTTTTTTCGCACATTACACCGGCCTAAAAAACGAAGTTAGATCAATCTAACTCATTTACCCACTTCCTCTTTCCCTATCACCCCATACACCCTCCTCCACTTTTGTAACTCCTGCATAATTCTTCCCATTTTTGTTACGTTACTTTTGTACAGATCCCTACCCCCTATGCTCCCAACTGGGTATAGGGGGTCTTTTTTCGTTTCCGAAGTTCACAGTTTTGTGGGTTTCAATTCCAAATTATGAACATTTCGTTAATAAAAGTTCCCATTCACAGTTGAGTTGCAGTTGAAAATGTGGTAAAGTATAAACTACCAATATTATAGATAAGTATGTTTTGACCCCTATATCGGTTTTTCCGCTATGGGGGATTTATTTTTGGAAAGGAGCGATTGCTATGGGAATGTCTCCGGTTGAAAGAGAGAAGTACTATCAGGAGAAGATTGCTCGGCTGCACACTCCTGAGGCCAATGCGAAGCGTATTGAGACGATGAACTCTCCGGAGTGGAAAGCTAAACGTAAAGCATCCACAGAGGAGAAACGCAACTTTAATAAGCTGGCGAGGTACATGATGGAAGCCGATATTCCAGATGAGGATGAGGCCAGACAGGAACTGCTTGATCATGGATTTGATCTCGGCAGTTATCAGGCTGCGGTACTGTGGGGTCAGTTAAAGAAGGCCATTTACAATCTTGATACGGAAGCCGCCAAGTATGTGCGAGACACAGCAGGCTACAAACCTACTGAGACGCTAAATCTTGGTAATGCAGATGATCAGCCTTTCGAGACCCTTGATCTGTCGAAGCTTAGTACGGACGAGCTGCGTCAGATGGTTGCGGCCCGTCAGCAGATTTCTGAAACGGACGAATAAAAGAAAACAACCCCTATACCTGCAAAACGGGCATAGGGGTTTTATTATGCGCTTTTGAGGTTACTGCCTATGTGGATTGTTGCTCTGGCTGGTGGTGTTGTGTTCGGACTTGGAGTTGGGATACTGTACCTCGCTCTGGTGGACTCGGCTGATGAGGACAGTGATTGCGAAGCGGGAAGATATTGAAAAATAAGATTAACCACAGAAAGGATGAGATAGACTATGCCTTACGTATGGATGGACGACGTTCCAAGAGTACAGACTGTTGGAGCTGGCGGTATTGGTGTGAGTCCCGCAATTCCTGTTACGGAGATTGATAAGGTCTCGGCGGACGGCAGAGAGGTTGTAAAGATCGCGAAAGAAAACTACATCCCTAATCCCGGTATTACTACAAGCGGACGGGTTCTGAAAGTAGCGTCCGGTAAATGGGCGGCGGGTACAGATTCTTCTACGGATAGTCGTTTACCTAATGCCACTGGCACAGACGGCCAGGTTCTTACAGTATCGAACGGTGCATGGGTTGTCGCGGATAATGTTGAAGGACTGCCTGATGCTACTGAACTTGTAGACGATACCACGCTTCTTGTTGCGAATGGGGAGTGGACTGTTTCTGAGCAGCCAGAAGGTGAGTAACTGAAATCAGCGTCGGGTTATGAGGCGCGATTATCTTCATGAATTCTGAACTAACTAACTTATATGCTGAGCTGGCAGAAAGAGAACTGGCGAAGAGATCCTTTGCCGATTACCTGGCAATGGCTCAGGGTCCGACGTGGAAGCGTACCAAGCTGAGTGAGTACTTAGCCAATGCTGTTCAGAGGTTTGTAGAAACCGAGACCGGCAACGCGTATGACATACTGGTTATAGAATGCCCACCTCAGCATGGGAAGTCCACTACGGTTACTGAGTCCTTTCCTAGTTGGTATCTAGGGCAATACCCAACAAATAACGTTATTCTAGCCAGCTACAATAAGGACTTCGCGGAGAAGTTCTGTAGACGTAATAAAGAAAAGATCCGGGCGCTAGGCTCTGATCTTTTCGGTATATCTATCGGCTCGATTGACAGAGCGGATGAATTCGAACTGGATAATGCCAAGGGAAGACTGATTTCTCGTGGTATCATGTCTGGAATCACTGGTAACCCAGCGAATCTTATTATTATGGATGACCCAATTAAGAACATGCAGGAAGCTGACTCTCCTACATATCGTTCTAACCTTTGGGAAGAATGGCAGGCTTCTCTCAAAACTCGTCTCGCTGCTGGTGCTAAAGTTATTGTAATCGGAACTCCATGGAGATTCGATGACCAGCTTGCCAGAATACTTGAGAACGAGCCAAATAGCAAACTGATTAGGTTTCCGATTGAAGCAGAGAAGAACGATCTTCTTGGAAGGGAGGTCGGAGATTCGCTTTGTCCGGAGCTAGGTAAGGACAATAATTGGCTTAAGGATTTCAAGGAGTCCTATATTCACGATGCTCAGGGCGGCATGCGTTCCTGGACGGCCCTATTTCAATGCTCTCCGCGTATCGAGGCTGGCAACCTCGTCCAGCGCGACTGGTGGCGGTTCTACGATCCGGATGATAAGGAGATCATGTTCGGTTCTGAGCTGATCTCGGTGGACGCTACGTTTAAAGGCGCTGATACCAATGACTACGTCGCTATCCAGGTGTGGGGCAAGCGCAAAGGCGACTACTACCTGAGAGCGAGTTTTAATAAACATCTGGACTTCCCCCAGACGATACAGATGCTGAGAACGGTCAAGGCGATGTATCCGAATGCGAAGACGATCCTGATGGAAGACAAGGCGAACGGTCCTGCTATTGTGAGTACCCTACAGCACGAGCCGGATATGTTCGTGATCCCGGTGAATCCTGCCGGTGGTAAGGTCGCGCGAGTGAATGCAGTAAGTGCGGCCATTGAATCTGGTCATGTGTTCCTGCCCACTCCTGAGAAAGCTGTGTGGGTGAATGAGTTTATCGACCAGTTTACATCATTCCCGAATGGGGCGCACGACGATATGGTTGACGCAGCGTCCCAGGCGTTACATAGGATGATCTACTTCCGGGGCGAGTACGAAGAGTACAAACCCACGGAATACGAGATCGCGGCGAAGAAGGAAGAGACGGATTTCAATGATCCGGATGTGTTGTTTAATCCGTATGGAACTACGGAGCAATTTTTCAGTTAAGGAGATTTACCGCTATGGATGAAGAGAACAAGGGATTCGCAATCCCGTCGAATAGATCTATGTTTGGTGAAGGAGATGTTTCCATTGAAGCTAGACCCCTTCCGCAGTCTGACGTATTTATGGCTTTTGGCAATGATGCTGGTGACAAGGCTGTGTTACTTACCGCCGTAGAGACGGTCGGTGACGAAGTGCTTGAACGCCACGGCAGAACCGAAATGGAGAACTACGCCAAGACACTGATGGATACAGGGGAAGATCCGATGGAACTCCAGATCGGTAATACCTATGAAGGTGAGAACGCCCTGGCTGACGCAGAGGCTGAGGCTTTCAGACTGGATGAGGAATTCAATCCGGGTGAAGGCGCGTCTGACGGTGAGCTTGCAATGGCTGTTGACGCTGCCAAAGCTGACGTTAGCGGAGGCGCTGCTTCGGCCCCGGAAGAGCCCCCCTTTCCTGACGAGGGTGTGGGCGCAGACGAAGCTCTCGATGTACCGGATGTGGGCGCTGATGACGAAGCTGAAGATGAGGAACCTGAGGATCACGGAGAACTCGAAGGTGAGCCGATGCTCGATCAGCTGAACACAAGGAAGAGACCGAGGGCATAATGGAACTAATAACCGGTTTGCTCGGCGCTGTTATCGGCGTCGGGCTTTTTATATCAGGCTTCTGGTTTGGTAAGACAGTGTTCGAAACGAAGAAGCAGACGGTATCCGAAGCCAGTGAGGAAGAGATGGCTCAGATCAAGGAAGAGCGTGAGAAACTGATCTCTGACCAGAAAGCTTTCCGTGAGCTGATGTCCTATAACCCGGATATGGCTTACGGGCTGGTGGATAACAAGGAGTAGGTGATGACTGATTGAGAGACGAGAAGAACAATATAACTGATCTCTGGAAGTACTATGAATCGGGCAGGTCCTATAACAATCAGCTCGTCCCTAACCAGTACCACCTGGTCAATACTAATACCGAGTTCTTCGCCGGTAACCAGTGGCTTCATATTAACGAGACGCCAGCGATGCAGCGCCTGGCTAGACCTACTTTCAATATCATAAAGCGTGTTACCAGTCTTTTCGTAGCTTCCTTGACGAGCTCGAATACGACCATTGCCTTCGAGCCGCTGTCCTACTATGACGGCGACAATATGAAGGATCCTCAGAATAATGCGGCTGTTATTGCAACAGCTGAGGTACGGAACCTCTTTGAGAAATTCAAGATGGAGTATCGTATCCGTGAGGCATTGTTCGATGGCGCGGTAACTGGTGACTACTGTGCGCATTTCTATTGGAACCCGGATGCCATTCCTTACGGAGGGGCGTTCGGCTTACATAAGGGCGAGATCGAAATGGAACTGGTGGACGGCATCAACGTGATGTTCGGTAATCCAAATACACCGGATGTTGAGAGTCAGCCGTACATTCTGATCCTCGGCAGAGATACTGTCGAGAGTCTGAAGTGGGAGGCCAAGCAGTTCGCCAAGTCCGGCGAGAAGCGTGGCGGTAAGTCCGAGGACGATATCGTTATTGACAGTATGCTATCCGACTCTGAGTTCCAGTGGCAGATCGGTGTTGGCGGACGGACTGAGATCTCCCGTACTGACGATAAGACCGGGAAGGCTTTGTATGGAATTCTCTACACCAAGATTACGGAAGAGAAGCCGGTCATTAATGAGGAGACCGGACTACAGGAGCAGGTTCAGGTACTGGATGAAAACGGTGATCCGATTCCCGATACGCTGGAGGACGGAACTCCAATTCTGACTCCGGAGGGTGAGCCGGTCTACAAGATGAAGGGCGCTACTAAGTTAGTTACGTCAGTCCATGTAACGAAGGCTACTAAGACGCGGATCATCTACGAGGATGTGGATACAGGCTTATCCAGATATCCTATCGCGTGGGGTAACTGGGAGAAGCAGAAGAACCAGTATCATGGCAGAGCTCTGGTAACGGGCATTGTTCCAAATCAGATCTTCATTAATTCCATGATGGCTATGATCTTCCGGCACCTCCAGTTACAGAGCTTTCCGAAGACAATCTACAATGCGGATCTGATTGGTAACTGGAATAACGAAGTAGGCGCGGCTATCGGTGTTCATAACATCCAGCCAGGTGCAGGGTTAAAGGATGTTGCTACAACCTTGCAGCCTGCGGACATGTCGAACCAGATCGTGATGTGTATTGACCGGGTTATGCAGTATACGAGGGATTGCCTCGGTGCTACGGACGCCCAGATGGGCAATGTCCGTCCGGATAATACGTCAGCGTTGATGGTTCTGCAATCGTCCGCAGAAGTGCCGTTAGAGAATACGAGGGCCGGTCTTCATGAGTGGATTGAGGACATAGGCGCGATTTTGCTGGACATGATGGCTACTTACTACGGTAAGCGTCCTCTTGTCCGTGAGCGTTCCTTTGACGATCTGCCTACAGGGGCTGATGGGGCTCCGATGATCGATCCGACTACCGGGCAGATGATGGTCCAGCAGGTGACCAGACGTGTTGTGGAAGAGTTCGACTTCACGCAGCTCAAGCGCCTGTGGTTCAACATCGATGCCCAGGTTGGTGCTACTACCTATTATTCCGAGATCGCTATGGTTCAGACGCTGGATAACCTCCGCCGTGACGGTACGCTGGAGATTATCGACTATCTGGAGCGTATTCCGGATAAGCTGATTCCGAGAAAGCAGGAACTTATCGAGGCTATCAAGAAGCGTACAGCAGAAGTTGCCCAGCAGACAGCGGCTATGCAGCAGGCGGATCTTGCTCAACAGGGCGGTATGATGCCAGGACAGCAGGGGCCGCAGGTATCAAAGACCCCTCCGGTAGAGCTTCAGAACGCAGGCTTCCCGGCTATGGGTGGCCAAGTATCCGCTGAGAGGGCAATAAGTAATATGCCGACAAGTATTCAGGCTAAATACAACGACCTTCCGAGATCAGCGCAGAAAGCGTTAGTCCAGAAGGGTTCCATGTAGGAGGATAAATATGGCCAGGAAAAAGAAAGTAGAAGAACCCGTAGAGGAAATCATCCAGCAGGATATTGCTGTTGAGGAGGCACCCGCTGAAGAGGTCGATGTTGAGATCGGCCATTGGGTTGACAGTGTCGGCCCCTTCGGTAGGACCCAGGTCTTTGTAAAAGACAACTGAGATCGATTAAGGGGAAGTCCCCCTTTCGATAAATTACTAAGGCAGTGAGTGGCAACCAGCTCACTGCCTTACTTATTGCGGAATAGAGGAGTCAGTCAATCTCGCCAGACTCATGATCTGGAGTGCGCTGGGGCAGAGCCAGCTTCCGCAACCACACAAACTGTGGCGGGTCAGTTCCAATCTGCCGATGTCTACATCGGCTAAAGTTTTATAACCGCTATACACATTATTGCTAGAAACTGAGGCAGGTCAGTTGTAAGGGCCGGTCTACTCATCTGTAGTGCTGGCTCTAGTTATAACTGTTATTTAAAGCTATATCTCGGCTCACCATGCCGATAAAGATATAAATATCTCTTTCTCACCATGAAAGGAAAATTCATTTATGGAAAATGAAAACGATCAGGTTCAATCCACGACTACTCAAGAAGATGCGATCCTTCCTGACGGCTGGGATGGTTCAACAGACTTCTTTGCTTGGGCGGCTGAAGGACAGACGGCTGACGAGTCGTTAGAAGCAGCGTTCAACACGGAGGAAAGCGGAACGGAAGAATCAGAGGAGGCCCCCACCACGGGCGATGAGACTGAAGAGAACGTAGAATCTGAGGCTGCAACGGAAGAGACTCCCACCACGGAGGAACAACCGGAGCCACAGCCTACCAAGATCCGATTCGATGCGAACATCAATCATAAGGTGCAGAGCGTTGAAATCGATCAATCACAACTGCCGGAGATATACCAGAAGGCATATGCAGCGGATAAGTACCGGAACAAGCTCAACGCCAAGAACAAGACGATGGACCATGCCGAAGTTGTTTCCAGAATTCTTGGATACGATAGCGTGGAAGCCATGCTTGATGCGGCAGAGAAGAGCTACGAGGACACAGAGATCCAAAGGCTTACGAATGAAAAGGTTCATCCGGATATTGCAAAAGACACTGTATCCCGAAAGATCCGAGAGATCAGGGACAATGTTGAGAAGAACCGGAAGCCAGCACAGCCGGAACAGACTGAGGAAGCTACACCTCAGACGAATCCAGCTACTCGTGATTTTACGCCGGAGGTTCTGGAGTTACTCGAAGTGTATCCGGAAATGAAAAATCAGAGACTTCCTGACGAAGTTGTAGAGGCCGCCCACAGGGGCGAACGGGTACTCGCTGCGTATACGAAGTATGTCAAGAAGCAGGCTAAAGCCGACACTGACCGACTCCAGAAGGAGAACAAAGTTTTAAAACAAAATGCGGAGGCGGCCAAACGCGCACCTGTCAGAGGCGTCGCGAAAGGCGGCGCAACGGATGTAGGACCGGATGATCCCTTTATGAGAGGGTTTAATTCCTACAACTCAAAATAATTTCTGACAGTCGCGTGACTGTCGCTACCGCAGGACATAATAAAGGAGAATAAAAATATGCCCGGTGGTATTAATCTTGCGAGCAAGTATAGTCCTATCGTAGACGAAAGATGGACTTTTGATAGCCAAGCTCAGCTCGCACTTGGCGCAAAATACGATTTTACTGGTGAAAAAACTGTCAAGGTGTACAGCATTCCTATCGCTGTGATGCACGACTACGTTCGTGGTGGCATGACTCGTTATGGCACTCCGGACGATCTCACCAGAAATGTTCAGACCCTTACGGTGACTAAGGACCGTTCCTTTACGTTCATCATCGATAAGGGCGATAAGCTGCAAAGCGAAATGGTAAGCGATGCCGGTCAATCTTTGGCCCGCCAGCTCAAGGAAGTTGTTGTTCCTGAGTTCGATACCTATTGCTTTAAGGTTCTTGCCGAAGCCGCTCAGGCAGCTGGTGGCTATGCAACTACCGCAATCACTAAGGCTAATGCTTACGAGATGTTCCTCGCAGGCCAGGAGTACCTTGGTGAACACAATGTCCCCGACGCAGGCCGTGTGGCTTTTTGCACTTATAAGTTCGTCAACTTCATGATGCAGGATCCTGCCTTTGTCAAGTATTCTGACAAGTCCCAGGATATGGTCATCAAGGGTATTCTCGGTGAGATCGATGGGTGCAAAATCGTTAAGGTTCCGTCCAACAGACTCCCGGCTGGTGCTGCATTCCTTATTGCACACTCCGATGCTGCTGTCGGCCCGAAACAGCTCGAGGATAGACACGATTGTCCTCTCGCGGCGTGATCCGCGATAAATAAACCGGGTAAAATCGGTAAAGGCTAAACTGCTTTATAATTAATAGGAGACAGCTAATTGTATACAGTATATTGCCATACAAACAAGGTTAATGGAAAAAGGTATTTTGGAATAACGAATAAGACTCCGGAGAAGAGATGGGGCCCGAAAGGACACAGGTATTTAAAAAAGGCAAATGGCCAATATGTTCATGCGGCCTTTGCAAATGCTATTCTGAAATACGGTTGGGATTCGTTCGAACACGAGATTCTTTTTGAGGGCTTATCTCTTGAGGAAGCTAACCAGAAGGAAATTGAATTGATCGCTCAGTATAAGACAAACATCGTCCGGTATGGAAATGACTACGGCTACAACATGACGGATGGTGGAGATGGCTGTACGGGCGGTTTTCATTATTCCGGGAAAGAGCATCCTATGTATGGAAAGCACCAGAGTGATGAGGCTCGTAAAAAAATGCATGAGCACTGGAAAGAGTTCTACTCTGATCCTACACATTTCACTCACAAGGGCGAGAATGCTACTTTTTATGGGAAGCACCACACAGAGGAGTCGAAGAAAAAGATAGGCGCGGCTAATAGTGGGGCGAACCACGGCTTAGCTAGAAGTGTCTTGTGTGTAGAAACAGGAGAGGTTTTCCCAACATTAAAGGCAGCGGCTGATGCCTGCGGCGGCTTTCCTTCCAATATAGGAAATGTGTGCCGTGGCAAACGACCGACGATGTATGGGTATCACTGGCAATATGCTGACGAAAAAGCAGCAAGCTAATACCGAGGTAAGCATAGGAATTAAATCACCTATGACACCGTAACGCGTACCAGGTGGAACTACGAAAGTAGATGGATAACCCTGGCAAGAGTATCCGGCTTCCTACTATTTATAGAGGAAGATGATGTACGCTGAACTTATGGGAAACCATAAGAGCTACAGGATAAAAAGCCTGTAGGATAACAATATTGTATCGTATTCATGACGATCCTCCCGGAATCTCCGGTTGGCTCGTGGAAGGACGTACCATTTATGATTGCTTCGTTCTTAACGAAAAGCGTCATGCTCTGTACTACCACGGTGGACAGACTGTGTTCAAGACCATGGATGCCATGACCGCAGCTACTGCCGTTGGTAAGACTACCCTTATTGTTAATGGCCAGCTGAATGCTACCGGCAATAAGTGGTACTACATGACCGCTGCTGCTGCATCTGGTCTGACTGCTATTACCTATGGTTCTGCAATTACTACCAGTGCATGGACCGAGATGAAGGACGCTTCCAACAATCCGATCAACTACGTGGAGATCACTCCGACTTCTGGTCATACTGTGGCCCGTATCGTCGAAGTCGATTCTGCCAACAAGCCGGTCGGCTTTGCAGATGTCATCCTGAACATCGGCTGATAACCAAACTTATAGCGGGAATGTCAATAGCGGCATTCCCGCTAATCTTTTAGTAGAGGAGAAGTGCAAATGACTTATGGTGAATTAAAGAGGAGAGTCCTCAATCTGATCTTCTCCTATTCAATAGCTGGGGACGAAATCGAATTAACATATAACAACCAGGAAGACTATGTCAATCAGATACCGGGACTGCTGAATACCTGCCAGTCCTATATCTATCAGGTGAAGCATATTGAGGATTCCATTAAACTGGAAGACCTTCAGATGGAAGAGCTGGATAATGACACTGTCCTGTACCATCTTCCGGACGACTGCCTTAAAGTTGTACCTGGTTTAATTATACCCCGAGGACGGAGTCACGGAGATATCTTCCATCGCTTTACACGGTATAAGCTGTTTGGTGGAAATAAGATGCTGTGTCCGAAGGGCCTTCCGGAAGGTACCATACTGGAGTACCAGAAGAGAAGCGTTCCTGTTCCAGAGGGGGTCAAGGATAATTTCGTGCTGAAGAATCCGGATGAAGTGAATGATATCATTCCTTTCTATATTGCAGCGTTTGTTGTGCTGTACGATGATCCGTTCCGGTACTCGGCACTTTACAATGAATTTGAAACTAGATTACAAAGGCTTATGCTGAATCCGGCATACGTCGAGGATAACCATATCCAGGATGTATACGGCGGATTCAGGGAGGGCTGGTGGTGGTACTAAATGGCTGGATACGTTAGTCTTGGTAGCATGCCAACTCCCAACCGGGAGTATGTTGTAAACTTCGAGAATCTCAAAGGCGGCCTTAATCTGTATGAATTGGATTATAGAATAGACAACGATGAGAGCCCGGAGATGAAGAATCTCTGGTGGCGTGATGGTGTCCTTACATGCAGAGATGGTCAGGAGTTCGTTAACAATCTTGTTTACGGTTCCCTGCATGCTGTGTATGAGAGACTGTGGAACGGACATATGTTTGTCCATACCGACACCAAGATCTTTGTTGTAGATCCGGAGGACGGTACCAGGCAGGTCCTTTACAACGGCGGAGAAGACATGACGGTAAGAGGAAAGTTCTTCCCTTATAACGAGAAGCTGTATTACAAGACGACTGGATATTATATAGTGATATCCTACGACGAAGCTGACGATTCTTTTTCAGCCACGGATGCGGAAGGGTATACTCCGGTAACCTACATCAACTGTTCGTATGTTAACGGCTCCGGATATGTCTACCAGCCGGAGAACAGACTCAGTCCTTACAAGACGCTGTGGTATAACTCCGCCTATACGCTGACAAATACCGTGACTGGCAGCCTCAGCGTGTCCGTAGAGGAGTCGTACTTCCGGATGAGGATAAATGTACCGGGGAGTTACACGTTTACTTATAACAATGGATGGACGCTGAATGGGGCTAGTGTTGATCCGCTGGACTACGGAATCAGGGTTGGCGGTACTCCGGTTAATGGAAATACTATTGTAGTAAAGCTCGCATTTGTCAATGAGTACTATCTCCCTGTTGACGCTTCCGATGTTACGAAAGTGGAAGTAGACGGAGTGGAGCTCGCAACTGAGAAGATTACTGCATCGAGTAATCCGGCATCTCTGAAGCCAGTGGTTAATGCGGAGGACTGGAGAGCAGCAGTCAGTTCCTCCGGTACTTACCGATTTACCTACGATGGATCCTCTTCCACATGGAGGTTAGCAGGTACCGCCGTTAGCTTGAGTAACTACGGTATCTCGATTACCGGAACGCCGAGTGCGGATAACACGATTACTGTTGTGTATACGAGAGGCGGTTACTGGTACGATGAAGGGAGCGGCGTTGTAGGATTCTTCGATCCGCCCACTGTGTATTACCCGGAGATCAATAACACGGTCCGGATAACGTATAAGCAGGATAACGAGGTAGCATATAACAACATCATGGACTGCTCTATCGCTGAAGTGTACGGCGGTACAGGAGCCTTGTGTGTGGTTATGGCAGGAAGTAAGACCCAGCCTAACGCATACTTCTGGAACGGGCAGAACTCCGTTGCTATGGACCCGACTTACTTCCCAATGACACAGTACCAGCTCGCCGGTGATATGGTTGACCCGATTACAGGGTTCGGCAAGCAGCAGGGGTATCTGATCGTATTTAAGGAAAGATCTGTTGGCAGAACATCTCTTGAGACTCAGACGGTCGATGAGAGACTGACAATCGATCTGGCGTATACAGCTATCAACTCCAAGATAGGCTGTGACCTTCCGTACACCATCCAGCTGATCGAGAACAACCTGGTCTGGTGCAATCGGTCTCAGGGCGTTCATTTCCTGGCTAATACTTCGGCAGCGTATGAAAACAATGTCGTGTGTATCAGTAAGAAGATAAACAGATCACAGGCAGACTGGTCCAAGGGTCTGATCCCGGATCTGGAGAGAACCGATACAGTCAATATCATATCCCACGATGACGATATGCGCTACTGGCTGGTGGTTGGCACCGATGTCTGGCTATGGGACTACACGATCAGCACCTACACAAAGCCTTCGTGGTTTTACTTTGAAAATATAATGGCGAGAGGATTCGTTCAGGACGGCAACACATTATGGCATTTCGACCGGGTAAGCCGCTTGACTATTTTTAAACGAGTCTTCCATGACTATAACCAGGCGATTGATAAGGTTTATAAGTTCGCCGTACAGTACTTCGGTACGTATGATAACAAGAAGAACATAAACTCCATCATCGTGAATACCATATCTACCACCAGTACGGTGATAGATGTAACGTACCATACAGAGTACGAAACCAGAAAGGACCTGACACCATTAGTGGTTGATGCGTGGAAGCTGATACCTCGTGATCTGTCGTTCCGGAATTTAAGGGGCGGTGGTTTTGCGAGAGTATTCCGACGGAAGCCACACTGCCGAAGGGTGCAATACTTTACTTTTAAGCTGGAGAATCACGATCCGAAGAAAGATCTTACGATTGTCTCAGCTCAGATATATTACAATTATCAAGGGAGGCACAGATAATGAGTGTTTCTCAAATGACATTCGATAGAGTCTGGACGAGCGCAACAGACTTCCCGACATATGTTGCTCAGGAAGAAACAGTTCGTGCGGACATGCAGTATTTGTTCGACTTCATAAAGAACCACTTTAATAACTTCGTAACGAACGAGCTGCTGGCGGAGAACATTCCATTCAGTCCTACACCGGGTGCTATCGAGGCGGTTGATCTTCAGTCTGCCATTGAAGCGGTACACCAGGAAGTGGTTGATGTCACGCAGGACTCCGTTGCTGACGGTTCAATTACATTAGCGAAACTTTGTCAGGTGAGTGGGTCTGAAGCGGTTGATACGGATGCGATCAGGGACGGAGCGATTATCAGTTCCAAGATAGCTGACGGTACGATCACTGCCGCGAAACTGGCAAGTGGTGCAATATCCGGTGGTTCTCTTGCAGCAGGAAGTATTACAGGAACGCAGCTCGCGAATGGCGCGGTATCAACTGACAAGCTTGGTGCTAATGCCGTAACAAGGGCGAAACTCGGTAATGCGGCTGTAGGTTCGGACCAGATTGCGGATGCTGCGGTTACTACAGCGAAGCTTGGGTCTAAGGCTGTTGCTACCGGGAATATTGCTGATGGAGCGGTTGGTACGAACCAGCTTGCGAACTCGGCTGTTACTTCGGCTAAGCTGGGGGCAGGGTCGGTTATTACGGCTAAGCTTTCGGATGGAGCGGTTACGAACGCCAAGATCCAGGACGGTACAATCAGCTACGTTAAGACCGACGGAACTACTATTCAGAAGAAACATGCCGGTCCTATCGCTGTGACGATTGCTGTTGCGGACTGGAACTCGTCTCTTCAGGCGACTAAGACCGTGAGCGGTATTAAGACTGATAACTCTCAGTTTGTCACATGGACTCCGGCAGATGCTTCGTATGCGCTCTGTGCTAACAATGGTGTTCGTAGTCTGATTACTCCGCCTGCCGCGAACCAGGTGAGGTTCCAGTGCGATACGAAACCGACGAGCGCAATTACGGTTTACTTTACTATATTTGATTAATAGGGGGCAGGTATATGGCACATTTTCAATTCGCGGTATCGGGTCATGTACTTGACCTTCTTTCCCCAACCAGGGGGGTAGCGGATGGCTTGCATGTCAACTCCGCTGAATTTGAGTTCCGGTCAGCTGACTGGGATGGAATGGTTAAGTGGGCGCACTTTTCCAATCCTGAATACAATGACGGCGAGCAGCAGGACTTCCTGCTGGAAGGCGATGAGATTTCTTCCGCTCGTGGTTTGAATCTCCCCTCCGGCATTTGGGAAGTATACCTCACCGGCTATCTGATATCTAATGATGAAATTATTCGAAGGAACCTTACAGAATCCCAGCTGATCGTGATTGTTCCTTCCGGATTTGAGGATAACGCGGCTATTTCGATGGTTGAGCCTACATTTGCTGAACAAGTAATAGCCAGAGCGGAGTCAGCTTATGCGGATCGAATAACGAACGCCACAGTAACTGTTGGCGAAGGGGTAGGCACTCCTACTGCGGAGGTAGTGATCTCCGGTCAGTCAGGGACGAAGAGCCTAGACTTCCATTTCGATAATCTGCTATCCAACGGCATCGCATCGTTCGAAGTAAGCGAAACTGGTTATGTTACGATCACTCTGAACGATGGTACGGTAACTGAGTATGACGGTATTGAACGGGCTCTGGAAGAGATCAATGACCTGATCATAGGCAGCGCACAGGCTGAAGAGGCCAGACAGTTTGCCGAAGCCGGACGTGTTGAAGCTGAGAACTTACGTGTCGCAGCTGAAGAGGCAAGAGCCGCTGAGTTCAATACCTGGGGTGATATCCAGTATACAGCAGAGGCTTGGGCGGTTGGTCAAAGGGCTGGTGTTGATGTAGATCCGACTGATGTTACTTATGAGAACAATGCCAAGTACTGGGCCGAGTATGCTGAAGAGCATGCGGACCAGAACCAGGATGCGTTCTCCTATGTGCAGGTTGGCGATATTACGATTGCTGCTGATCTTCCTCAGGATACGCTGACCCTGATCGCCGGTGACAACGTAACGCTTACTCCTAACGTAGAGAACGACAGCATTACGATTGAGGCATCCGGTGCAGTACGTGGGGTTAAAGGTAACGCTGAGTCTACGTACAGGACTGGAGAGATCAATCTTACTCCGGCTGATATCGGTGCAGCTCCGCAGGGTACGGTCGATGATATTGTTGTTATGAGCAGCACCCAGCCGACTTCACCGAATAACAGGATCTGGATTAAGCCGGGTAATACGATCTCCGTCCCAACGATGGATGATATCACGGCAGCGGTTGAAGCTCTCGGTACTGACGATATTGATAACGAGTCTACGGTAACCGGAACAACCACCACGGATGCTCTGAATACTCTGAAGACCGGGATCGATACATTAGGTAATACAGTAGCTGGTCTGGGTAGCGACGATATCGCTAATGACTCTACTGTAACCGGGACTACGGTATCCGATGCGCTGGACGAGGTTAAGGGTTCTTTAAACAACATAGCGCCATTTGACACTACACCTACACATGGCAGCGTAAAG